CGGGCGGGTTTGTCTGTTACTTACGAGGTTGCAACATTCGTAGGGTCTCTTGCCATAGATGTTCACAAAGAGCCTGGAAAGACGGACCTTTCGTCTCAAAGGCGTCAAAGTCGCTGATCACCCGCACTTCGAAAATATCATCATGCTCGCCTTGTTTAATCGAGAGCCTGTAAACGACCTGGGTCGGCGTTTCCCCAGAGGGGTCATTGCCGAAGGCAAGTTTGAGAGCGAATTGAACCGAATCTTTCGTCCGCGGCCACTCGTCAAATGCTTGGTTCTCGAAAGCACCTAGGCTGTTGAACCCACCGATGCTGAGCACCTTCGTCGAACCCTTCCCTTTGAAGTCAATCTTCTGATCAGCCTCAACTCCAAGGTACTCGCGAAACTCCTTTGCGAACACATGAATAGCCTTACGGACGGCGTCCCAGTACGCCTGACGATCAGAATACGCGGTGTCGTAAGCTTCAAGTAGCTGGTTGAATCTCGTCATATACAACTCCTTATCTTGACTGATGCCAGATTGCCATAAGGAGCGCATAACAAAAAGCCCAGCTCAACGGCCGGGCTTTTATGACAGATTGTTAGCCACTCCTCAGCAACGCGCAGGAATGACAGGATGGGGAAATAATCGGCCATGCGGCCATTTGATGTCAAGCGGCATTTTCCATCGAAAGACCTTCGTAGCTCAGGATGGCGGCCGCAGCCTCCAGCGCTTCTTCGGCCATCTGCTTCAGCACGTCCTCGATGTCCTTCCTCCAGCGGCGGCGGGTGCGCTCAGGCCGGGCGTCCGGGTCCCAGCGGTTGATGTCGTAGAACTGAGCCGGCAACACGATCATGTCGCTCGACCGCTTTCCCTCGGCGCCCTTCATCTTCGGGATCGCCCAAGCCGTCACTGCACTGGTGATGAACAGCTTCGGCGCATGGGAGGCAATCATGGGGATCAGGCGGCTGATCGACTGGACCTTTCGCCCCTTATGCGTGCTGAACCTCGCCACCAGGACATCCCAGTGCCGCGGTTTCAGCTGGCTGTGCAGCCTGGCGAACACCCAGCAGTCAGCATCCATACGGCTGATTTCGCCGCGCTCTACCGACCTGCTCAGGGTTGCCATGTCGTGGCCGTCTTCGCTGCCGGGCTCGTATAGCTTTTGCCAGGCCTGCTTGCTGGTGTTATCGATCGCTTCCGCAGCCAGGGCCGAGACGACCGCCGCGAGTACGCTGCTGTAAATCATGTCCTTCCCCCTCAATCCCCGGTGTAGTTGCTGCCCCCGGCGCCGAGCCGGTTGCCTTCCTGATAATGCGCACCCGGGCCGGTGGCCTGAGGCTTCTTCAACCGCTCGATCTGCTGGAGCGCGGCCCGAAGCCTCATGCTGAGCTGGGTCACCAGTTCATCCAGGGCCAGGGCCTCGCCAGTTGCAGCCGCTACCCAGCCCGAGGCGTTGCAGTGGTCGCATGGCAGTTCGTGAAACAAGCCCTTGGTGACCGCTCTCCCACGGCACAAAGGGCACTCGACCAGCTCGATCACGGCCTTCTTGAAGGCTGGGCCGTGGCTTTTCTTCATTCACCACCTACCAGCCAGTCGGCAGCCAATTCGATGCTGTAGGGGAAAGTTCGACTGTCCACCTCGAAGCGAGCGCCGCCGATCATGCTCACACTGAGCCGCTTGTGATCTGCGAAGTCGATGATGCAGACCATGAAGACCTTCGACCGATCAAAAGCAGGCGCGTCAGGCTTGAACGCTGTCACCGTCCACGAAAACGCGAGTGCGACGTGCTCGGAAATACTCATTTCGAATCCTCGCTAATTACAAATGCGGTAAGGTCGTTCGGTGCCACGGCTGCTGTGGCTTCCGGCGAATTCTGCGAAATTTCAAATAAGGCCTTGGTAAGGCTGTGGATGGCTGCAAAGCCGATCCGATCAAGCCAGGCGTGCCACTTCTCCAGCGCGGCGCGGCGCTGCTGCATGGCCTGGGTGTGGATGTAGGTGCTGGCGATCTTGCCCAGCTTGTGGTTCAGCAGCATCTCGCCGATGTGGCCGTCGATGCCGAGGTCGGTCCAGGTGCTGCGGGATACCTTGCGCAGGTCGTGGCTGGTCCACTCGCCCTGACCCAAGCGCTTGAACACGTTGCTGGCCTGCGTCTCGCTCTGGCACAAGCCCCGGCGATTCGGGAACAGGTACACCCCCTCGTAACCCTCGGCCTGCTGAATAGCCCGGTACCGGGTCAGCAGCGCCTGCACCTGGGCGGTGAGCGGCAGGCGGTGTTCAGTGCGGGTCTTGGCATTGGCCGCGGGGATGAACCACTCGGCGGCCGCCAGCGAGATCTCGTTCCAGCGCGCCATGCGGGTCTCACCGATCCGGGTGCCGTGGGCCAGCATCATCAGGGCCAGCATGGCGTCACCCGGGGCTTCCTCGAATGCCTGGGCCAGCTGCTGCATCAGGTCTGGCAACTGCACGTCACGCAGTCGGGCCGCCTTGGGCAGGATCTTGGCCTTGGTGAAGTCGTTGAAGCGCATCCCGGCCATGGGATTGCGATCGATCAGGCCGAGCTGCAGGGCCTGGCGGAAGGCAGTCAGCAGCAGCGCGAACATCTGCCGTAGGTAGGACAGCGACACCTCGGCCTGGCACGGCCACATCAGGTGCTTGTCCAGGGCATCGGCATTCACTGTGGCCACGGCAAGGTCATCCAGGCGCGGCTTGAGGTGCTGGGCAATGGCTGACTTGGCGCCGGCCTTGCGCTTCGCCGACAGCGAGCGGTCGCGCGCCATGCGGTCACCGTACCAGTCGAGCAACTGACCCACGGTGGTCATGCCGGAAACTACCGGCGCCGTGGCCGGATCGCGCAGCAGACGCTGACGCAGCGCGGGCAGCTCGGCAATCACCGCCGCCACGGTCAGGTCAGGCCAGCGAGCGACCGGCACCCACTTCTTGCCGCGCACCAGGTGCCAGGTGCCGCGCTCGCGGTTGCTCCAGAACCGCAGGTACAGGCCAGGGTGACGCGGGTCGCGCAGGTCGCGCACCGACTTGTCGGCAGCCTGCCGGCGAACCTCGGCCTCGCTCAGCTTTACTTCCCGGGTCGCGCTCATGCGGCCACCGTGGCAGGCAGCAGCAGGTAGGCACGAATGGCCTCGACGGCGTCGATATTGCCCCGGCACACGATGGCCAGATAACCCTGATCGGCGAGCGCCTGCAGGTAGGCGTCCTGGCTGGGCGAGACCGGCGCATCGAAGGGCGGCATGGCCTTGAACTCGATGTGCAGGCCGAAGTAGCCACCGCGCGCCATGGGCAGCACAAGGTCGGGCACGCCGGCCTTGACGCCCTGACCCTTCAGCTTGGCGGCCACGGCCTTGACGCGGTGACCGCCGTTCGGGACGTGGTAGATCAGCTTGTAGGCCTGCGGGTAGCGCAGCTGCAGTTCCTGCATCAGCGCGGCCTGCTCCTGCCCTTCCCGGTCGACGGGCTTGGCGCGGGCCGGCTTGGCCTTGAACGGGCGAATGGCGGGCGCATTCATGCGATCAGCACCCCTTCGTGGAGCAGCAGCGCCTGGTTGCGCATGACGCCCTCGGCGTGATACTGGCGAGCGGTGTCGCGATCCACGGGCCGACTGCGACCATCACAGGCGTCGTGGCAGGCGCTGCAGGACCAGGCGCCTTGCAGGTCGTGCGGTTTCTTGCCGACGCCGCAGGTGCCCGCCAGGCGGTAGTGCGCCAAGACGGTAGTCTCGGGGTTGCCGTTGCACACGCCCGGAATGCGCACCTGGCATTCCCGGCCGCGAGCGGCCTTGGTCAGTTTTGTCTGGCGCATAGGACGCCTCCTTGCAGGTTGATTGATCAGCGCCCAGCCAAACGGGCGCGCATGGCTGCCAGGGCAGAATTTCCGACTTGCGGAGTGCGGCGCACGGCAACCTCCGCAGGAAGTGCCAGCGGCATCTTCTGCAGTGGCTCGCCGGCCATAAGCCGCCGAACTGCGATGGTGTAGTTGCGCTCAAACAGCTTTGAGCTGGCATCGGACGGCAGCTTGTTGAGGTTCTCGAAGCCGCACTCCTTTGCCGCGTGCCAGACCGCGTCGTGACTCCACTTGCCCCGGCCAGCCATTGCAGGATGGGCGTTTCGGGTTGCTTCACGGAAAGCGGTAGCCAAGGCCGGCAGGCCGAGCATCTCTGGTGACGGCTGACACCACTGGATGAACTCACCAGGCGGCGGAATGAACGGAGCTCCCGACTGGCGGCAGCGCATCAGGCCAAACTGCAACTGCTCGGGCTTGCAGATTCCAGCCTCCAGAAACGCGGTAAGCCATTGCTGCTTGGACGCGTTGTAGGTGGCCTTGTCTGGCCAAGCCTGTTTCCAGGCGGTGCAGATCGAGCGCAGGTCACGGAACAGATCGTTGATAACCTCTGCCGTCTTCCGGTTGAGCTCGGCCTTCACCTCATCGGGTAGTTCGTATCCAGCAGGAACGAGCTGACCGGACTGCACCTTAGCCCACAGGCCATGCGTGACAACTGCGACAGGATTCATTGGGCTCTTCCTTGCTCGATCCACGACGTATCACTGTCGTCGAACTGCTGGCCACCAGGACCTGCCCGCAGAGGAACGACCTTCGCCGCATTCGCAAGGTCGCGCTTTATCCAGCCGACTAGGTCAGCGATCCACTGGCTCTCGGTTTTGGCCAGTCCCTTCGCGTCGTGATGGACCACAAAGCCCGAAATAGCCTTTTCCGAGAATTCCTCGATGGCCACCCCAGAGCGCTTGGCGTAGGCCTCAAGCTGAGCCTGGTCAGGAATCCAATCGAGGAACATCGCGAACGGCTCACGCGGAGAGTGTGTATTACTTCCCTTCCCTTCCCTTCCGGGGGTGAGGCCTCGATCACCGCTAGACGTGGCATCGCCGACTTCTAGGCGAGCGCTCGGCGATGGCTCAACGAATTCAGGGTGCTTGAAGGTAGGCCTGTCGATCTTCTGGTGGTGCCATCCGTTGACGTGCAGGTACTGCTTCGATGACGCCTCGTAGAGGGTAATCAGTCGGTTCGTTACCAACTCAGTGAGCAGCCCTTCTACCGCATGCGCAGTGATGTCGTCGCCAGGGAAAACGAGAGCTTTGATGGTCTTGGGGGACATCGGGTGGTTGCCTGCGTCGTCGCAGAAGTTCCAGATC